CATCTGCCCTGTTGAAAAATATCTTGAGACCCTTTATGGATAATCTCTAGGTAAGAGTGAGTTTAACTTTATGCACATAACGTGCATGAGATTTCTATAAAAGGTACAATATGGCTAATTTTTATGATATTGAAACGTCGTATATACATCGCTATTCTGCTGATGTATTACATGCGCTTCAACAAAAGACTACCCGGTTACGTAACTTTGTAACCAATAAGCCAAACTGTCAAGGTGTTGCCGAGTTCATTGATAAGATCGGAACTAACGAAGCACTAGATAAAGTTGCACGTTTTGCAGATTCGCCAGTACAGGCAATATCCCATCAACGTAGGAGAGTGTCAGCACAACCTAAAAATGCTGGATTCTTTGTAGAGGGTTTTGATACTCGTAGAATGAACTACGATGTGTTCCAACCTTATGCAGAAGCTACGTCAATGGCTATGGCTCGTAAGATGGATACTGTAATTATTGATGCCGCATTTGGTTCTGCTTATGAATCAGATGGTGGTGTAATGGACGGTGCAACCGAGATAGTTTGGAATTCATCTAATTTCCCAAATCAATTTATTGATGTTGATTTTCAAGTAGGTACTGCAACTGTTGACTACAGTGGTATTGATAATGCGGCTAGTAATCGCAGGACATTATCAATCGACAAATTGTTAAAAGCTCGCAGAATTCTGTCTGAAAATGAAGCTGATCAATATGATGAAGGTGGTAATCCACTATATTTCATTGTATGTTCTGCGGCTCAGATTGAGGCTCTACTCCATTCAACAACAATTCAAAGTGCGGATTATAATAATATTCGTGCATTGGTTGAGGGACAAACCAATTACTTTGCAGGGTTCCAGTTTATACGGCATGAAGGTATGCCTACATCTGGAACAGGTGATACGCTGACAGAGCAAGTGTTAGCATTCCATCCTCAAGGTTTGGCTTTCTGTTCTTGGGAAGAACCTATAACTGAAATTGAGCGACGTTCTGACAAATCGTTTGTTCCATATGCATATTTTGAAATGGATATTGGTGCAACTCGTGTTTGGGAAGAAATGGTCATTCAAATTGACTGTTTCGTAACAGCTTAACCCAAAACTTGAAAGGACAATATGGCTAATGTATATGCAGTAGATTATGCAAAACGATTTTCAACCCTTCCAGCAAAGCTAACTAATGTAGCTACGCAGGGTGGTAGAATGCGTGTTTTGTATGACACTTACACAGTAGTAACGGCAACAGCCCAAAATGACGTTGTATATTTTGGTAGATTACCTCCAGATTGCAAGGTATGGGAAGTTGCAATTCAAACTTCTGCTACATTAGGAAGTAGCGCAACAATTGATGTCGGCTGGCAAGCTGTATCTGCAACCGCTACGGCGGCAAATACAGACCTTGATGGTTGGCATGATGGTATATCTGGTGAAACAGCCCTCTCTTTTTGGAAGGTTGGTGGAGCTTCAACTGCATCAGGGAATAAGGGAATTGCAATTGCCCCTACGTCTATTCCTGATGAAGCAGATATAGTTGCAACACTTCTTGGGGTTGACCCAAATGCAGATGTAGTAATTAGTTTGATGTGTCACTATTCAATTGATTAACATCAATTAATAATCGGGGGTTGGGAAACTAGCCCCCATTTCTAACAGTTTATTATGGATAAAACTGGTATAGCTAACCTTGCCTTGAGTAATCTAGGTGAAGCTAGAATACAATCTCTTACCGAAGATAGCTCCAGAGCCAGAGCATGTAATGCAAGGATGGATAATGTATTAGAATCTATCCTAAGAATGCATGTCTGGAACAGCGCATTAGAAAGACAAGAATTAGTTCGTGGAGAAGAGCCTATCTTTGGTTGGAACTATTCTTATCAACTTCCTGCTGATTGTATTAAAGTTGTTGAAGTTGAACCTGTATCCAAATTTCAGGTTGAGAAGAAATATCTCTTATCAAATGAAACATCCTTATATCTCCTATATGTAGCAACTCCTACCGATATTAATAATCTTGATTCCTTACTTGCAGAAGCTGTAGCAATGAAACTTGCAGTAGAAGTTGCAGAAACACTAACAAGCAAGCAGGGATTAAAACAGGAAATGATGCAAAAATATGTAATATCTCTCCAAGAAGCACGATCTGCTAATTCCAATGATAGAACTCCAGAACACAGGGAACGCTCTTCGTGGCTTGATTCTAAAAAAGGTAGATATTCTGTTACACATAGAACTTTTAATACTCCTACTATTGGGTATGAAGTTGATATGCAAGCATGGAAAACTAAATGAAGTATGAATTTCTTCAACCTAAATTTACAGAAGGTGTATTAGCAAAAAGTCTTCAGGGTCGTTCTATTGAAGAGTTTTACCATTATGGGTACAAAAGCTCTAAGAATATGATTCCTGTGCTGTCAGGGCCAGTTGTTAAACGCCCCGGCACTAATTTTATAGAAGAACTGAAAGACCCTACTGCTATTTTCATTCCCTTCTTTAAAGATAAAGATAATACCTACATACTAGAACTAGGTGTTTATTCTTCCACAGGATATCTCCGAATCTGGTCACAAGATACATTATTAAAACAAAGAACAGGTACTCCCGGTACTACACATGCAACTAATATATATGAGTCTGCAAGTACAATCCCTTGGACTGCCGCACAACTTCTAACATTAAAGTTTACTCAAAGTGGCGACATAATCTTTGTTTGCTGTCCTGATAAAGAACCTTACCGAATATTTAGAACTCTAGTTACTTCTGGAACCAGATCAGCAGATGACAGTCTTTGGACTGTTGATGAATTTGTGATGACAGATGGGCCTTATAAAGCTATTAATGTCTGGTCAGAAGATGATGTAGCTAAAAGATTTAGTTTAAAACTTGTAACTGAACCAACTGTAGGTTCTAACCGAATAGAGGTAGGAACAGTAGAATTTAATACTGTAGATGATTCCCTAGTATTAGCTAATCATGGATTGCAAACTGGACAAAAAATAGCATTAAGAGCAAGTGGAACTGGTTGGGGCAACGTAAGACAGCGTACAGGATCAGGTTCAGCAAGTGATACACAGACAAAAATGAATGATGCGGCAACTGATACTGGAACAGATGTATTTAATTTAGATGATCGTTTTGTTGTTTCTTCTACTGGCACAAGTTTCCAATTCTCTGATTCTGATGGTGGTGCAATAAGAAAATTTGAATTATATGAAGATGATCCTGTTACTACCACTTCAAACGCCGCCATAAAAGTACATAAATTAGCTTATGCAGGAGGTACTACAGGAGTACAATTAAAATTATGGCTTAATAAAGGTTCTGGTTCACAAGCCGCTACTTTAACATATTTCAGTAGTGATGATGTAGGTCGTCTTATTAGAATAAATCCCTTAGTGCAAACTGATAGTCTAATCGGTGGTATAAAATGGGCATGGGGTGTAATAACAGCAGTTGATAATACTGGGTCAAATGGGGTAATAACTATTACAACTAAAACAGAACTTTCCAATACAAGAGGAACATATGGTACATCAGAATTCAGGTTAGGTGCATTTAGTGATGGTGAAGGATGGCCCCATGTTGCACAAATATATCAGCAACGTATGGTACTTGCCGCAACTACTCTTCAACCTTCTACCATCTGGCTTTCTGAAACTGCACAGTTTTATTCATTTGCACCTACTGTACTTGCAGATCAGGGTACTCAGCAATCATTTAATGATGGAGTTGCAACAGAAATAGTAATTGACAGCAGTTCTCTTACATTTACTCTGGACTCAGATACATTGGATGAAATAAAATGGCTGGCAGAATCAAAGAAACTTACAATGGGTACTTCTGCTGGAGTATTCATGCTTTATGGTGCAGAAACTAATCTAACAGTTACACCATTTAGGTTTACAATTAACCGAGAAACTTCATTCTCTGCAACTGATACTGCACCAATAGTAGTATCAAATGCATTACTTTATGCACAAATTGGAGGTAAAGACGTACAATCTCTAGAGTTGGAAGGAGGAACAACCAATCAATGGTTGGCAAGTAAAATATCAATGAAAGGTTATGATATTATTAAATCCTCTGAAGTTAAGAAAATGGTGTGGCAGGAAAGACCAAATAACTTAGTCTGGTTTATGATGGCAGATGGAAGACTCTTAACATTAAGTTATGACAGGGGTGCAGAATTTAAGGCTTGGTCAGAACATCTATTGGGTGGTTCAATATATAGAAAAATTATAACTACATTACAATCAACTGCTAATGCAGAAGTTGTTGTTAGTGATAGTGAAGCAGATGAAGTTGCAGATTCAGGAAACAAAATATTATTTACTGATACTGCTCATGGATTAGTTAATACTAATATAGTGCAATTAACTACAACTGGAACTTTACCTACAGGACTTAGTTTAAGTACAAATTATTATGTAGTTAATAAAACAGCCAATACATTTAAACTTGCATTAACTTCTGGTGGAGCAGATATATTATGGACAGATGATGGTTCAGGTACACATTCATGGCATAAACCAACTATTTATACTGTAGATGGAGATTGGGCAAGTCTTTATACTTTAGATAAGAATGTAGTTGTTTCAGGTTATTCTATTAGTGATTGGAATTCTACTCAGCGAGTAATGAATGTTATAGTCAATGGAAGTACAGATACAGAGATTACTACAGATTTAGATTCATCTGGATTAGCAAATACAACAGAAGCAGTATCAGGCAGGAATCCACGCATCTCTGATGAAACAGAAGGACATGCTAAAGTAGTTGATATGGAAATGATACCAACTGCAAGCCATGACCAGATATGGTTTAAAGTTAAACGAACCATTGATGGAGTAGATAAATATTATGCTGAAACATTGGGAAGATTCCCGACTGAAGGTGCATTAACCAGAAACGAGTATGTATTTTCCGATAGTTCTGTTACAGGTGCAGTAGCCACAGATAAAATAATTAATACATTAGCACATTTAAAAGGTGAAGTAGTTCAAATTTATTATGAAGGAATGCAACATAATGATATGACTGTTACTGCTACAGGTGCAGTTAGCTCTTTATTAGATACTACTCCTACGCCATCTTCAGCATGGGAAGTTAGCAATACAGAAACTAATGTTTCACAAACTAGCACTTCCGGAGCCGGGACTGGTGTAAAATTTACTACAGTAACAGATGGGTCAGGTAATCCTACATTTACAATTACAACAAATGGTACTGGATATGAAGATAATGATACAATTGTTGTTACAGATGCCGGGAGTACATCAAATACTGCTACTGTTACTGCTACAGGTGGTACTGAACAAATTACATTAAGCCATACTCAAGGAAATGAGCATGTAACAGGATTAGGATATGATGCAGAAATAGAAACACTTGAACCATCTCCTCCAGAGAATCAATTTTCATATACTAAACGATTAATAAAAGTTGCAGTATTAGTTGAAGAATCTTTAGGAATACAGTTAGAATACAATAATTTATCAGAAGAATTACTATTTAGAACAACAGTAGATGCAATGGGAAGACAGATACCTTTATTCTCCGGTATGAGAAAACTATCATTATCTGGAATAGGTTGGGAAGAACATAACTTAAACATTATCTCAAATGGGCCATTTCCAATGCAGTTAAATGCACTTGTTATTGAAGCTGATACAGGAGGTTCCTGATGGCAGTATTTACAACAGCACTAGCAATAGCGGCGGCGGCAAAAGGAGCAAGTAGTTTTTTAGGCTCACAAAGTACATCCAGAGATATGCAGGAGGCTGGTAGAAATAGTTTGCTGACTGCTAGATATAATATTAATCAAAGAAAGTTAGAATCCCGGCAGACACAATTTGGTATATTAGAACAAGGACACCAAGCGGCAAGTAATATTCAAAGATCAGCAAATCAAGCTGTAGGTA